ACAAGCTTTTGTTGAGTTATTTCGTTTTAATTATAAGTTAATGTTAGTTTGTTATAGTAGTAAAAGTTTAGATATGCTGTCTTACTATATATCACAAAGTAATGAATTCGTAGTCCGCACACAAAACACTGCATCTTTGAATGTAAGTGGTTCGGAAGATATGACACTTGTATTAGAAGATATGATGACTTATAGTTCATCGTATTATAATTTAAGTGGTTCTTATACCTAAATCCTTATGAGAACATATTATCATTTTCTCAATCATTAGAGGGTAATGTAAAGACAGGAGATGAATTCATTGTACACTTAAGTGGTTCAGTATCAGGAAGCATATATAGTGGTACTATGCAAGTGTATGCATCACAATCAGTAGATAATGATGATAAGACGGTGTATATAACTCAAAATGAAGAATTCATTAGTAACACAACAGATAATCAATATATTGTAATATGAAAAAGCAAGAACAATTTTCAGTTTTAAACCTATCAAGGCAAGATGTTCCAATCGTAACAGAGGATATCAAGACAAGATACCAATGGGTGCCAGTCGGAATACTGGATCAAGACGATTACTTTGGTTTAGTAACAGAAGCATATAATACATCTACAACAAATGCAGCTTGTGTTGATGGTGTAGCAGATTTAATTTATGGTAAAGGTCTTTTTACTAATGAAGAAGGTAAACAAGAAAAACTAGATAAAGTAGTTCCACCTGAAGATTTAAGAAAGATTGCTTTTGATTTAAAATTATATGGTAATGCTGCATATCAAGTAATTTGGAATAAATCACATACACAAATACAAAAACTATTTCATATGCCTGTTCAGAATTTAAGAGCAAAGAAGATATATGATATGGGTAGAATAGAAGGATACTACTATTGTTCAGATTGGAGTGACCATAGAAAACAGAAAGATAAGAAATATTTACCTGTCTTTGGTTCATCTAATGAAGAAATAGAAGTAATGTATATTAAGGAATACGAACCTAACAGATATTACTATTCTTTACCTGATTGGATTTCTGCATTACAATTTTCATTTAGTGAAGCAGAATTATCTAACTTACACTTAAACAATATAGAAAACGGTTTCTTGCCTGTTGCTATGGTTAACTTCAATAATGGAGTTCCTGCACCCGAAGAGAGACAAACAATAGAAAATTTATTAGAATCTAAATTTACAGGTACTCGTAACGCTGGGCGTTTTATGGTATCGTTTAATGATGATGTAGTAAATAAACCTACAATAGATACACTACCCATGGAGAACTTACATGAGAAGTATCAATATGTTGCTGAATACTCACAAGATAGAATTCTCGTAGCTCATAGAATTGTTTCCCCTTTATTATTTGGAATCAGAACTGCGAATAATGGATTCTCTTCAGCAGCAGAAGAAATGAAAACTGCATATTCTATTATGCAAACAATGACTATATTCCCTTTCCAAAACCTTATATTAAACTCTCTGTATCACGCATTTAGAGTTGGTGGTATAGATTGTAATGATTTATATTTTGAACAACTGACACCTCTTGTAATCCTTTCAGATACAGCAGATGATACAGACCAGACAATAGAAGAAGTACAAGATGAGATAGATGATAACTTACAAGGTGGAGAAGGAGAAGAAAGTTTAGAACAAGAAAAACCTAACGAAGAGTATGAACCAATAAGACCAAGTGATTTTGGTTTTGATGCATACTATAAAGAATAATAAGATTATGGCATTTGGATTATTAATAACACGAAACGATATCATCAAGAACACACCATTAGGTGGAGCGATTGATGCTGATGCTCTTCTACCTTTCATAAGAACGGCTCAAGAAAAATATATACTTAACATAGTTGGTACTGTACTATACAATAAACTACAAGATGATGTAGAAGCAGAAACTGCATTTACAGGTTCTTATAAAGAACTTGTAGAAGATTATATAAAACCAACATTAATATGGTACGCTTGTGTAGAATATATTCCATTTAGTTCTGTAACCTTTAAATCAGCTGGTTCAGTNAAACAACAAAGTGAGACTGGTATTGCACCATCTAAAAATGAAGTAGATTACCTTTTAAGTAAAGCTTTAAATAATGCAGATTATTATTCAACAAGATTACAAGATTGGTTGATAGCAAACAATACTAGTGTGCCTGAATACAATGAAACGACTGGAGATGCAACACAAATATATCCTGACCAATCTAATCAATACTTTGGAGGAATACAATTATAAGATATGAGTACATCATCACAAAATACAGCACCTCAACAAATTACTAAGGATAGTGGAGTAAACTTTTCTTTGTATTACAATACGATAAACTTCTTCAAAAACATTATGAAGAATCATCCAAGTATTGCAAAGGTAACACAAGGAGATATATTCTCTTTTGATAATACACAATTTCCTCAGTATCCAATTGGTAATGTAATGATACAGACTGCAGCTTTTACGAATAATACAACTGATTATAGAATCCAGTTAATCGTTGCTGACAAATCAAAAATCTTAAATGATGATGATATACCAAATAGAAAAGATAATAAACAAGAAGTACCTTTCTATGGGACTAGTGATATGGTAGATATTCATTCTAACACAATGAGTATTCTAAATGATTTAACATCCTATGTACAGAAAGGGAATTATGGAATGGAGGTGAATGGCACAATAAATTGTGTTCCATTCGCAGACCGATTCAACAATGGATTGGTTGGGTGGTCAGCAGAATTTGACCTAACTGTTCACAACGATAGAAATCGTTGCCTTTTTTTTTTGAGTCCACCTAGCGGTTCGTACTTTAAAATAGAAGATTGTGAAACAGGAGATGAGTTTAATGCAGTATTAGAAGCAAGTGGTTCAATAGGACAAATATTTGCTACAAAATATGTACCTTCTCCAACAGGATTTTTAATATCTTATGATAATATAAGATGTTTTGAAATAAAAGAAGAAATAAATGATAGAGATGATTATAACTTTTTTAACTTACCTGTCCTTGAAATACCTTACGAGGATTTCGAAACTTGTGAAGCTTGTGAGTTATGGACATCACCAAAAGTTTGGGGAACAACACCTGAACGATATGATAATAATAAAATAGATGATGCACTTAGACAGTGGATACATACATAAAGAAACGATATGAGTAATTTAAGTAACTTATTTATTAGTCAATCCTTTTATGGGATTNTTAATTTAGACAATTCATTAGAGCCATTATCATCAGCAAGTGGTGATGTAGAATTGCAAGATGGTATAGGTGATAATCTAGGATTAAGAATTAACGCAACAACAAAAGAGTTTACAGTTGTAAACAATTTTAAAGTTGATGGTAATGCTGATTTCAATGGTAATGTAGATATAAGTGGTTCATTCACACATACAGGTTCACTTGATATATTAGGTGATATAACTGCAAGTGGTAATATTAAAGCTACGATAGGAAACTTTGATACTGTTAATACAAGAGTACTTCATGTAACACAAGAATCAGCTAGTGTAATATTTTCAAGTGGTTCAAATGTATTAGGTGATGAAGAAACTGATAGACAAGATTTAATAGGACAAGTAATTGTAAGTGGTACTTTGGGTGTAGAAGGTTCTTCATCGTTCACAGGCTCTCTTACAGTAAGTAATGAGATAAGTTCTTCTACTGTTAATGGTATAGGTAATGTAACAATATACTCTGCATCGGTAGATAATAGATTAGACCAGTTAGAAGTTAGTAGTGGTTCTCAAGATTCACAATTAAATAATTTAGAAAACTTTACTGCATCACAAGAAAATATTAATAGTGGATATAACTCTTATACATCATCAACTGATAATAGATTAACTAATATAGAAGCTACAACTGCATCATTAGAAACAAATAAATTAGATGTATCAGTTTATAATACAGATTCAGCATCATTTGATAATAGAATAGACCAGTTAGAATCAGATACAGGCTCACAAGATAGTAGATTAGATTCGTTAGAAGCATTTACTGGTTCTCAAGAAACCCTTAATGGTTTTTATAATTCATTTACTGCAAGTAATGGTAATACTTCTTTAAATTCTTTTACTTCATCTTACTTTATAGATTCAGCATCATTTGATAATAGAATAGACCAGTTAGAAACTTTTACCTCATCATTTGATGTAAATTTTGTTAGTACTGGTTCATTTAACACCTATACTGCATCACAAGATACTATAAATGGTTTCTACAATGCATTTACTGCCA